TATGAAATATTATATTGATATTGATGGAACAATTTGCAACGTAGACACTACTTGTAAAAATACCTTGGAAAAATATAATAATGCCATACCACTCTATGAACGTATAGACCATGTAAATAAATTATATGATGATGGCCATGTAATTACATATTGGACTGCAAGAGGTGGAGAGTCTGGTATTGATTTAGAGGAGCTTACATCTAACCAGCTTACCTCATGGGGGTGTAAATATCATACATTGCTACTTGGTAAACCACCGTATGATATTTATATTGATGATAAATCTCATAATGTAGATTCATTTTGGCCTTTAATGTCTAGTGGTAGTCTGGTTAAAAAAGCTACAACATTACGTGTTGAAAAGGGGTGGGGGCATGAAATAATCATTGTTAATAATGATTTATATTGTGGTAAAATTTTACACTTTAATACTGGTTCTAAATTTAGTATGCATTTTCATATGAAAAAACAAGAAACATGGTATGTATCATCTGGTGAATTCCTTTTTCGTTGGATTAATACAAAAAATGCAGATGTAATTGAAGAAACACTTCATGTTGGAGATACAATTACAAATTTTATAGGGGATCCACATCAAATTATTTGTCTTAAGGAAGGTGATATATTTGAAGTGTCTACTACTCATTTTGATAGTGATAGTTATAGAGTAGGAAAGGGTGATTCACAGTGCGTATAATATTTAAAGCATAGCTTATTTTCATTATTATGAACAACTATGAAGTTCTACCAAACGGCGTAATTAAACAGCGTATAGTAAATAAAATCACATATGATTATAATTATTCTAATAAATATAATCAGTATGGTGAGAAGGGGAATTATTTGAGTTATACACGTTATGGTGTACTTGTAGGTGTATTGGGACGAGTTCCAGAAAGTATTGTAGATGTAGGATATGGCAACGGAAGTTTCTTAAATGTATGTAAAGAAACTGTTGCAAATGTATATGGGTGTGATGTATCAGATTATCCAGTGCCCGAAGGATGCAAAAAAATTTCGTTAAATGATATATCTAATATAGATGTTACATGTTTTTTTGATAGCCTTGAACACTTTGAAGATATAACTATAATTAAAGATCTAGACACAAAATATATATTTATCTCTGTACCATGGTGTCATAATTTATCAGACGAATGGTTTATGAACTGGTATCATCGCCGTGAAAATGAACATCTTTATCATTTTAATGATAAGTCGCTTGTTAAATTTTTTAATGAAAATGGCTATGAATGTCTTTATATTGGGTGCTTTGAAGATATAATTCGTAAAAATTCAAGTCTTGGAGGATTACCAAATATTCTTTCTGCAGTATTTCGTAAAGGATGAATACTACTTAAGATATTCTTCAATATTATCTAGTTCATCTATTGATTTTATAAGCATATAATTAATATTATTATATTTATAATCATTCTTATCTAATATAATCCATTTTTTAACACTTTGTTTAGTTGCTTCTGTAAAGCATGCACAAATAGGACCACTATTTACTGCTATAATATATTTTACATGGGTGGATATTGCTCCAATATCTTGGATTTTTAAACCATCTGAGAATGTACATTTAATAGAACTATTTACAGGACTTGTTGTTGCTATATTGTATTTATCAGCAAGTTTTATGCATACTGCATTCATTTTTAAATTATCATAATTAAATTGGCCAGATTTTGGTTCTGCGTTTATAAATAAAATATCGAGATTGTGAAATTTTTTATTAATATTATTATAAATATCCTGTAAATAATCTTCTTTTTGATATAATGAAGTATTAATATTCAAATTATTAAGTCCTAATATGTTTAAAATATTTTTATAAAACAAATCATAGTATATATTAAAGTCATTCATATATGATGTGTTATTAATAGGATTGTTCATCCATAATTCTATAGCATCATTTGGTTTATTACTTAATATATCCAGTGTTAGTACATCATTATCTACATATCTTTGTAATTCATCTATATTTTTAATGTATAGAGGTTCATAATAGTAATTTATTTTTATATTATCATTCTTAAGTTCTTTTGATATATTATATAGAAATTTTAAGTTTAATATATTATCACCATAATGAAATCTATTATAAAAACTGTATGTTTTATTTTTAGCTCCTCCATTAATATAAATATTTGTATAAGGAATATGTCGGATGCGTTTTAATGTTCGCCTTCTTCTATATTTTTTATTTTTTTTACTATGTTTCATTTCCTATATATAGTAAATAAAATATCCTATATTTATAGATGCATATTACTCGTAAAAATAAACAACATAAATACCCTCCTCCAACAATTAATAACTATATATCTCATATTATATATATAAATATCGATGCTAGAAAGGATAGAAGAGAGCGTATATTAAAAGAACTATCAATATTTGATCCTAAAAAAATTACTCGTCTATCTGCTGTAAAGAATATAGATAATCCTATAATAGGTTGCACACAGAGTCATATAAAAGCATTAAAATATGCTAAGAAAATGCAATATCCTAATGTATTAATTTTAGAAGATGATGCAGTATGGGCAAATGTAACAAGGGGTTATTCTATTTTTGAAAAGCTTGTTAAAAATCCATATGATGTAATTATGCTTGGTGGAACAAATCCGAATTTTAATAGAGATACATTTGCTGTAACATTTTCATATGGGGCACATGCATATTTAGTAAATAGTTCATATTATGATACTATAATTAGTGAAGCAGAAAATGCAATTAAATTATACAATCCTTCTCGACCCGGCGGCAGAAAAGAGAATGTAGCAATAAATGTTAAATATTCAACACTTCAGCCAAAGCATAAATGGTTTATTGTATCCCCATCACTTATGTTTCAGGGAAAAAGTTATAGTAATATTGAAAAAACATATGTTAATCATTCAGTTCATCAGAAATAATTTGAATGTTTTACAGTGTGTATATATTAATATATATATTGTTTAAATACTTAATAGTGTTATGCTTCGTCAATCATGTGTTATATGTAACTCTAATATATTAAATGATATTTATACATTAGAAAATTATCCAATAACACCATCATCAAATAATTTAGATTATTCTACGGATGAATTTCAAGACTGTACTTTTTTAAGTTGCAATATGTGTGGATGTGTTCAACTTAAAATGCTTATTAATCCTATAAAACTATATTTAAATTCGCACAATTCAACTAATATTAGTGAATTATGGAGAGAGCATCATACACTATTTGCTAACTTTATTATTAAACATAATAAATTACCTGAACTAATTGAAGTTGGTGGAAATTCTGGAATACTATATAATTTACTAAAATCATCTATTAATAGTTATACTATTTTAGATATAAGCAATACAGAAAATCGCCCATCAGAAGTACAGTTTATTCAAGGAAATTATGAAAATTTTAATTTTACTGGGTATAATTCAGTTGTATTATCACACACATTTGAACACCTTTATGAACCAAGACTATTTATACAAAATTTACATTCTGCAAAAGTAGACTCTATATTTATTTCTATACCTAATATGGAAGAAATGTGTCTTTCTAAGAATATCAGTATATTACATAATGAACATACATATTATGTAGGTGATTATGAAATTAAATATTTGTTCTCACAATTCAATTATTATTGTAATTCATCATATGAATATAAAACGCATTCAAGATTTTATCATTTTATATATGTTTCAGATATAGTTCCTTTCACTTTAACTCCATCATTTTTATATAGAGATAAAATTATAGATATATTTTCTAAGTATCCTCTATTAATTAAAAATATAAATATCAATACTCCGTGTTATATATGTCCTGCAGGGCATTATGGACAGAAAATATATTATTATCTACAAAAATATAATAAACATATAAAGGGGTTTCTTGATAATGATCCTTTAAAACAGAATAAACGTGTATATGGTACACCATTTTATATTTATCCACCAAAGATATTGGAAACATATTCTGGAATTAAAGTGTATATTATATTATATGCAGGGCCATATATTAATGAGATTAAAAAACAAATTAATCTAATTCATTCAAACATTGAATATATTAGTTTATAAATTATTTATTTGTTCCATGTGAAGAATTTGTTATTTATTCCACGTGAAGAATTTTTTATATATCTATTATATATATCATCATAAGTTAATTTTATATTTTGATCTATGTCTTGAGTATTTCCAATAAATTTACTATCTGATGTTATATGTATATATTTATATTCTGAAATCACAAAGAAATCTCGTGTTGATTTTATCGGGTTACTAGAGCAAATGCTATATGTTTTTTGATTTGATTTAATATATGACTCTGTATTTGAACTTTCGATTGTTTTATATGTTTTATCTGGTATTGAGCTAAACAGCTTAATTGCACTATCTCTTTTCCATATACGTGGCTGAACATTAAATACATAATTAGGATCTGGATTAGAAAGTGATAATGTATTATTTACTTTTATATGATTTGTACAATTTGGATAGTGTCTTAATACAATAGAATCAATGGCATTTTTTTCCATTGAGGTTTTTAATTCTAATATGGTATTAATATCATATGATATTATAATATCACTTTCATGAGTTAAAATAAAATATGGTTCATTTATTTTTGATATACAGTTTAAAAGTTTTTTATTGTATGGTATATTATCTTCATATATTATTGTTTCGTATTCTAAATTTATTTTTTTACTATATGGTTTATCAATAAATAAATATATTTTTTCATTAAAAATATTTGGTATTTTACTTATATAGTCAAACTGTATTTCTAGAACATCTTCAACACTTGAATGTGAATAAATGCATATTGGTATGCCATGTTGATTTTGCTTTCCTCCGTGTAGTTTTTTTATCTTATTTTTTCTTGTATTTTTTCTTTTTTTATTTCGTAATGACATTATACTAATATATTGTATATTAAATTATTATTTTGATTGAACTAGTTTTATAATATATGCAGTCGGAGCAATAATTTTGGTATTAATAAACTCATATTCACCTTCAATTTCTTTTAAAAACATATCAACGCCATTACTTTCATCCCAAGCATTATATCCATACTCATCAAAAACAACAATACCACCTTTTACCACCTTTTTCCAAATTTGTTGCAATATTTTATATGTAGGTTCACCTACATCAAGATCCATATAAATTAGTTTTATTCTTTGACCTGGGGTTTCAATATCAAATTTTTTACACTCTGCTACAGCATCACCTTTTATTAATAAATAACGTTTATTATTAATTAATGAAATTCTACTATTAACACTTTCAAGTGATAGTTCGTTAATATCTACACGATCTAATATTATTGTCATTGTTGATTTATTTATTCCATCAAGTTCATCAAGTGTAGATTCTTTATTAAAATAATCAAATCCAATAACATTTGTTAAACTATTTGCTTCATACATGTCTGTTAGTTTTAGAAATAACCCCATACCACTCCCTTTAAATACACCAAATTCTAATATATCTCCAAATAAATCTTTTACTTGAAGATACATCTCGATCTTTTTTGTCATTTTATGAAATACTCTTTTATCTGATGCAAAAATTAAATTATTATAACTATCATATATAGCTTGTGAAGTTATAATATTTTCATTATATGTATTATATATATTATCAGCCATATTTAGTGCTGATAAAATATTTATTTTTTTTAAAC